ACAGCACTTAGGAAGGCCCCGTTCGGTTGAGAGGTTTTAACCCACATTGGAAGAGTTTCGATGATAGGATTAAACTGAAACTGAACGGGGAGCTGATCAGTCATCGGTGGTTTAACCTACTGCCATGTCTGAGTATTTGTCATAGTCTAGGTATTTACGACTCCACATGTTCTTCCGGAGTCATTGCGTACAATGAACGTTATTTTAATTGTATGGTGGATGGGGTTTTACGCCCACCATTACCAGTGCATAAATATGAGTATAATAGGTTATCAGAGTTTCGACGACTGTTGTTGATACGTATACCATCAATGAGGGTCCTGAGTCAGTTGGAATTCGTTGATATGTATATAGGAAGAAAGAAAGCTGTGTATCAGCAAGCCTGTGAAGATTTCACATATGAGGGGTTGAAGCCAAAGCATAGCCATTTGCATGGGTTCATAAAGTTTGAAAAAGTTGATTTACGAAAACCCCCACGCGTGATAAGTCCGCGCGACCCCATTTACAATCTTGAATTGGGGAGATATTTGAAACACCTCGAAAAGGTGATTTACAGGAAGATAGATAAAGTGTTTGGAGATAAGCATGTGGTCATCAAAGGGATGAACTCAATAGACGCCGCCTCGGCTTTGGCTGAGAAGTGGAACTCGTTTACTGATCCAATAGCTATTGGGTTGGATGCCACGAAGCTTGATATGCATTTCCGTGTGCCTGCCCTTAAATGGGAGCATAGTGTGTATAACTCCATCTATCGATCCAAGAAGTTGGCTCGCTTGTTGAAGCGGCAACTTAAGAACAAGGGCAAAGTGTACTGCAGGGATGGCAGTTTCACTTTTATGATTGATGGCTCTCGTTCTAGCGGTGATATGAATACCGCCTTAGGAAATACTCTGGTTGTTTGTGCGTTAGTGTGGACGTTCTTGGAAGAGAATGGCATAAAAGCAAAGTTGGCTAATAATGGGGATGATTGCCAAGTGTTTTGTGAACGTAGTGAGTGGGTGAAGTTTAAGTGTGTTTCGGAGTGGTTTGCTCCGTTCGGCTTTCGTATGAAAGTTGAAAAACCTGTTAGTGTGTTTGAGCGAGTTTTGTTTTGTCAAACGCAACCCGTCTTTGATGGGGAGCAGTATCGTATGGTTCGTGTACCTTCTACGTGTTTTAAGAAGGATCCTATTTGTGTTATTCAGGTGGGTAATGTTCTGTACGGTAAGTGGTTGGCATCTGTGGGCCAGTGTGGCCAAGCTTTGTGTACTGGAATACCAGTTATGTTTGAGTTCTATAGTGCGTTTGTGCGTAATGGAACTGTGTTTAGTGAAAAAGTGTTGTACCAAACGTTTAACGGGTCTGG